TATTGCCACAAGATTTTGGGAGTCAGATTGTGACTGTTTGGTTTTCATCGACAATGATGTTTCTTGGCAGAGTGGTGCTTTGCTGCGCCTTGTCGATGCTCCTGTTGATCTTGTCGGTGGGGTTTATCCTGCTCGTCGCGACCCTATCACTTACCCAATACATTATTTGGATAAGGCAGAGCTTTGGGCAGACCCCGAAACAGGATTATTGGAGGTAAAGTCAATCGCAACTGGCTTTATGAAAATCAGCCGAAATTGCATCGCCAAGATGATTGAGGCTTACCCTGAAAAGCACTATTACACCGCCGAACGCGACAAGCAGTTTTACCCGCTTTTTGACCACGTTTTTGAGGATGGGTTCAAATGGGGTGAGGATTTCAGCTTTTGTATCCGCTGGCGCAAAATAGGCGGTCAGGTTTGGATTGATCCAGAAATGCACATGGGTCACACTGGGTTAAAAATCTTTCAAGGCCACATCGGAGAGTGGTTGAGAAATCGTTAATGGGCTAGAATTGGCCCCATTCTTTGCAAAGGAATCACCATGCCAATGACCTCCAGTTATTTCCGTCCGATTGGCGTTACAACCGCCATTTCTGTTGGCGCAACCGCCACATCGGAAGTTCAAATTAACAACTCCAGCAATGACCAAAACAACACTGTGGCCCTGTTGAATACGGGCGCAACTTCCGTTGCTGTAAAGTTTGGCCAGTCTGGTGTATCTGCCCCTGTTTTGCCTGTGAGTGGCTCCACAACTGGCGACTTTGTGCTGCCTCCCAATATGATTACCCCTCTTGTGTACGCAGTACCCACAACCCCAAGTTATGTTCGCATGATTGGATCAGGCGCTGGCCCGTCCATCGTCTACGTTACGCCTGTCGGCGCTTAATTTTTAAAGGGGGCAGGAATGTCAGACCCCGCAGAGTCATCAGTTCAAAACCTACTGCCTGTTCAGGCGTACTTTGACACTGACGGAAATTTTCAGACTTTTATTGGTCAAGGAAAACCGTTTTATGCAACGGTTAACCCTTCCCAATCGGGTCTGCACATCACAAACAGCACGATTGACTCAACCACAATCGGTGCAACAACCCCGTCCACTGGTGTTTTCACAAACATCAGCACAACCACAGGCACGATTGCAACCACTCCAGCAAACTCGCTGGATATTGCAAACAAGCAATACGTTGATGACGTAGCCCAGGGGCTGAGTTTCAAACAGGCTTGCGTTTACACAACGACAGGCGACATTACCCTTTCTGGCCTTGCCACACAATCTGGCGGTGATTGGGCATCATCCCTGACCGCTGGTGACCGCATTTTGGTCAAAAACCAAACAGCTACGGCTGACAACGGTATTTATGTTGCTGCCTCTGGCGCATGGTCACGTTCCGCAGACATGAATACATGGGCAGAAGTGCCCAGTTCGTATGTTTTCATTCAGCAAGGAACGGTAAACCTAGACACAAGCTGGGTTTGCACAAGTGACGCAGGCGGCACGATTGGTGTCACGCCGATCACGTTTGTGCAGTTTGGCTCATCTGGCACATACACCGCAGGAACTGGCCTCGCATTGGCTGGAAACCAGTTCTATATTGCCAACACAACCGTCACGGCGGGTTCGTATGGAACAGCAACAAAAACGCTGTCGCTCGGCGTAAATGCTCAAGGCCAACTGACCTCAGTTTCAGCCACTGACATTGCCATCGCTGCATCGCAGGTTACCTCTGGCACGTTTGATTCTGCTCGATTGTCTGGTTCTTACACAGGAATTACAGGCGTTGGCACACTGACAGCAGGCACATGGAACGCCAACACAATCGGCGTTGCTTATGGCGGCACAGGCGCAACCACGTTCACGGCTGGTTACCTCAAAGCGAATGGCACAACCGCTTTCAGCACTGTTTCAAGTATTCCAAGCTCAGACATTACTGGCTTGGGCACGATGGCAACGCAAGATGCGTCAAACGTGGCAATCACAGGCGGTTCTGCGGCCCTTGGTACGCTTAAAACGCTTGGGCTGACGGGTTACCTGTATGGGAACGATACAAGCGCTGTAACGGCCTCCACAACGATCCCAAGCTCGGCAATCAGCGGTCTTGGCACAATGGCTGTTCAAAACGCCAACAGTGTGAACATCACTGGCGGCACAGCCACTGGCCTGACCAACTTGGGCGCGGATTATCTGCAACTTAATACAGGTGCGACAGTCACTGCGGCGGTTGGCAAAGTTTGGTGGGATGGCGGCACGACTTTAAACATTGGGATGACCTCAAACGTCACCCAAAAAGTCGGTGAAGATCAGTTTTATTACGTCAAAGCCTCAAGTGCCATCACAAAAGGCCAAGTCTGTATGTTTACAGGCTCTGTGGGCGCGTCTGGTGTCATTACCGCTGCGCCGGCCACAGGTGTGACCGATGGCTCTTACATTGTTGGCATTGCCGCAGAATCGATTGCATTGAATGGCTTTGGTGTCATTCAGTCGTTTGGCATTTTGCGTAACGTGGACACCTCGGCTTTTGCTGATGGCGATATTCTTTGGTACAACCCTGCGGTCACTGGCGGGCTGACCAAAACACAACCATCTGCGCCAAACGTCAAAGTGCAAATGGCTGCTGTGGTCAATGGCGGCTCGTCTGGTGGTGGCACGATTCAAATTCGCGTTAATGCTGGCTCGGTATTGGGCGGCACAGACAGTAACGTTCAGTTTGGCTCTTTGTCCAATAACGACCTGATCCAATATGACAGCGGCCTGCAATACTGGAAAAACGTTGCGCCAAGCACAGTCTCGGTTGGAACTGCAACCAATCTGGCTGGCGGTGGGGCTGGTTATGTCCCATATCAGTCTGGTTCTGGTGCTACATCTTTCCTGTCGGCTGGCACTATTGGGCAAGTTCTGACCTCAAACGGGTCAAGTGCGCCAACATGGACAACGCCTGCGTCTGCCATCACGATTTCTGATGACACGACCACAAACGCAACTCGTTACCCGCTATTTGCCAACCAAACCACTGGATCGGCATCTACGGAATATGTCAGTTCAACCAAACTGCAATACAACCCATCAACAGGCGAATTCACATCCACCTCGTTTACGGGTGCAGGCACTGGTCTAACAGGAACTGCGTCAAGCCTTTCGATTGGAGGCAATGCAGCGACAGCTACAAGCGCGACCACATCCACCAATTTGGCGGGCGGCGCAAACGGCTCTGTGCCTTATCAAACCGCATCGGGAACAACAACCTTCTTGGCTGCCGGAACAAATGGGTATGTTTTGACTTTGGCTGGTGGAGTTCCAACATGGGCAGCCGCTGCAAGTTCTGGTCTTACCATTACCGATGACACAACAACCAATGCAACCCGTTATTTGACGTTTACAAGCGCCACAACGGGGTCAATCACTGGTGAAAACGTAGCGTCTACCAAGCTGCAATTTAATCCGTCAACAGGTCTTTTAAGCTCCACTAGCGTGACAGCTTCCAATACTGTTACTGGGGCTTTGGTTAATGCTACAAATGGCATTTACATCAACAATTTGACGATCTCATCAAATTATTCGGTTCCTAGTGGATCAAGCGCAATGTCAGTTGGCCCTGTGACAATATCAAGCGGAATTTCCGTAACAGTTGCAAGCGGTTCTAAATGGGTTGTTTTGTAAGGAATCTGTATGTTTAACTGGAAAATCACAGATATTCAAGCCTCGGATGGCTTGATAACTCAAGCTAAATATCATGTGACTTTAAGTAAAGATGGTGAAACCATTGAAACTGAAGGTCATTGGCGATTTGGCGATCCTGTTGCCAAGGTTGAGTTTGACCAAGTGACAGAGGAAATGGTCATTGATTGGATTAAGCAGGATGCTATTCAATACGGCAAGAACATCATAGAATCATCTTTAACGGAACAGCTTGAACGCCTGAAAGCACCTAAAGTCTTGCCGCCCTGGGTTCCGCAAGTTTTTTCATTGGATCAAAAATGACAAAACCAATTGACATTATCAGTAGGGCGCTCAAAGACATTGGCGCTTTGGAGGCGGGTGAAACGCCGACTCCAGAAGCCGCGCAAGATGCGTTTGATATGTTTAATGACTTGATTGACCAATGGTCAAACGAGCATTACATGGTGTTTAACGTGACAGAGATCATCTTTCCTGTGGTCGCTGGACAAACCCAATACACCATTGGCCCAAACCCAAGCACATCAAACTTTATTGGCGCATCTTTCACGGGGTCAATTTCTGGAAATGTGCTGACGGTTTCTGGAATCAGCTCTGGCGCTGTGGCTCAAGGTCAAACATTGAGTGGCACAGGAATCACGCAGGGCACAAAGATTGTGCGAAACCTGACAGGTGCTGGCGGCAACGTAAACGAGCAGGGAACTTATGAGGTAAACATTTCCCAAACTGTTGCCTCAACAACAATCACTGCTTATTACCAAAAACCTTTGAGCATTGATTCTGCGTTTGTGCGTATCAATACAACATCAAACGGACAGCCGATTTTGAACGGCGGTTTGGACTATCCGATTTCTGTTTTGGCTTTGCAGGAATATGAGTTGATTGGCTTGAAAACGCTTAATGGCCCGTGGCCTAAGGCGATTTATTTCAATCCCAATGAAGAATCTGGCAACTTGTTTGTGTGGCCTAACCCTTCTCAGGGCGAAATGCACTTGTTTGCCAATACTATTTTCAGCCGTTACGACACCATGTATTCAGACATTGTGATGCCGCAGGGTTACATGATGGCTTTCCGCTGGTGCTTGGCTGAACGTCTGATGCCTATGTATGGCAAGAGTTCTCAGATTCAAATTGAGCTGGTAAATTCCTTTGCTGCTCAAGCAAAAGCTACGCTGAAGCGCACAAACATGGCCCCGATCCAAACTGCTCAGTTCCCTGATGCACTATTGACAGGTAAAGCAAAAGATGCCGGATGGATTTTGTCTGGTGGTTTCTTTAGGTAATTGATATGGCATACGGAACCGCAAACGTTGATGTAATCCAGAGTAGCACTGCTGGCACGCCTGTTCAATTCAATGATGGCAACGGCACGCAGGTGGGTACATTGTGTCGTGCTTGGGTGAACTTTGATGGAACATCAGCAAGCCCTATAACGCCAAGAACTAACTTTAATGTTAGCAGTGTGACAAAAAATGCCACTGGCGATTACACTTTGAACTTTATTTCTGCGCTAACTGATGCAAATTTTGCTTTAGTTGGTAATTGTTTATCAACCAATACTTTAACGACTAGAGGTTTTTTAAGTAACTCCTCAGCTACTTCATATACACCAACAACATCATCAGTAAGATTTGCAACTATTGCCGCTGGGGTAGGTAATACAGATTATCAATACGTTTATGTTGCAGTTTTCCGATAAGAGGACACCATGACCGTAACAATCAACGCAGTCACCTCTACAGGACTTGTCCAAACATCGGATGGCTCTGGCATCGTCAAATTGCAGAGCAATGGCGTGGCAACCAATGCGCTGGCTTGGGGAAGCTATTCTATGGTAGGTAGTGGGTCAACTCCTACACTTCGCAGCTCTTACAACATCTCAAGCATCACACGAAATAGCGCTGGTAATTACACTTTTGCATTTACAAACTCAATGACTGATGCAAACTATTCTTCCCCTTGTTGTGTAAATTATCTTTCTGGAACAGGTACGCTTGCATCCGCTGTTGCTTCCACAAACTCAAAGTCAACATCTAGTGTTCAATTTTTAGTTGGATATGTAGCAACAGGGGGAGCAGGGGCTACCTTATACGACTACGGTATTGATTTTGCAATTTTCGGAAACTAAGGAAACACATGAACGTCATTATTTACACAAACGAAAACGGCGGTGTATCTGTCTGTGTTCCCACAGGAGAACTAGACATTCAAGCTGTCAAAGCAAAAGACACCCCAAGTCATTCCATCATCGTTCAGGATTCAGAACTGCCTCATGCAGACAATGATTTCTTTGATGCATGGGAACTGTCTAACGGTGTTGTAAGCGTTAATCTGGAAAAAGCCAAAAACATCACCAAGAAGCGTCTCCGCGCAGAGCGTGAGCCTTTGTTAGCTGCTCAGGATGTACTGTTCCAACGCGCTTTGGAAACAGGGGCAGATACATCATCCATCGTGGCTGAAAAACAGCGTTTGCGTGATGTAACCAATGCTGTTGCTGATTGCACAACCACGGCAGACCTTCGCGCATTAAGCGTTTAAGGGGCAGGTATGGCAGCAACGATTACTGGCGACCAGACGGGAACAGTTGGACTCATTAACGCAAAAACCTCTGTTGCCTCTACAAGCGGAACAAGCATTGACATCACGGGCATCCCGTCAGGGGTGAAGCGCATTACGGTGATGTTTAGCGGAGTGAGTGGAAGCGGTACAGCTAACCCGTTGATTCAGCTAGGAACTGTATCTGGTGTCGAAACGACTTCGTATCAAGCATCGTCATCTAGAGTAACAAGTGCTGTCAACAGTGCGGATTTTACGGCAGGTTTCGCGCTCAACGGCTCAAGTGCGGCTAACATTTATAGTGGTAGTCTAATATTTTCAAATTTTAGTGGAAATACTTGGGTTGCTCAAGGTGTTTTTACTCTTACAGCAGGCACAGTGTTTTCTGCCGGAACAAAGACATTATCGGGAACATTGGATCGAGTGCGTTTGACTTGGAGCAACGGAACAGACACTTTTGATGCCGGATCAATTAACATTTTGTACGAATAAGGAAAACCATGCCTGATTTCGGATTTGTCGGCGCAAGTTACGAGGCTCCAAGCATCTACCAAGATGCCCAGGAGTGCATCAATTGGCGACCAGAAATTGACCCCACCAAACAGGCCGGAGAGCGAGGCGTTATTGCTTTGTATCCCACGCCTGGATTGAGTATTGCAGCCACGCTGACAAACACGGATGAAGTTCGCGGCATATATACCTGCTCTGGCGGTAATACTTTGATTGCTGTTTGTGGCTCTTACGTTTACGCACTCAATGACACTTTGACCCCAAAAATCATTGGCTCATTGCACTCAACAAGCGGGCGTGTTTCAATCGTTGATAACGGTGTGAACGTTTACATCGTTGATGGTCTTTATCGCTACACATGGGTGATTGGAAGCCAGACTGCGGCCATCTTTACCGCATCTGTTTCTGGCACAACCATGACGGTGACCAGTGTCAAAGAAGGAACGCTTACGGCAAGCCAGCAGCTTTTCGGCATTTCTGTTTCAGATGAGACTGTTATTACAGCTTTGGGAACTGGAACAGGTGGCGTTGGTACATACACGCTAAATAACAGCCTCACGCTTTCATCGCGTGAAATGTACACCACTTCCGTTGGCGCAACTGTTACAGGTTCAATTTCAGGCTCAACCCTAACTATTAGCGGTGTGACAAGTGGAACGCTAAAAATTGGGCAAACCATTCAAGGCTCTGGTGTTGCTGCAAACACCATGATTACGGCGTTTGGCTCTGGAACTGGTGGAACGGGAACATACACCGTCAGCGGCACTCAAACAGTTTCATCAACAACGCTTTACGCTTTGAATTGGACAGTTATTCCATCCTCTGATGGCGCTTTCAGTGGTGGTGAGGTGGTGGACATTGTGGACAATTATTTTGTTTACAACCGACCAGAATCTCAGCAATGGGGTTCGTCAGACCTTCTTTCCCCTG